CACCTTTCTGCCCTGGCCTAAGCACCCTGGGCAGTGCCTGGCACAGACCTATTACCCTAAAGGGTAATATAAAGGCATTACCCCTTTGGGGCTTTTACGCTGCGCTAGCCCCTAGGGGATGCTGCCTTTATTCCTCCCCTGCCCCCTCATTGGATGAATAAGCCTAAAATGAAAGCCCTGGCACTGCTGCAGCATTGGAAAAGGCTGTGGAAGGATAGCCCTGAGCTGATGAAGGCCAATCTGGATGCCCTCATTGCCTCCAGAAAGGCTTTGAAGGTAAGAAAGGCTAAAGTGGTCAGCCAAGTTATCCAAAGGCTTCCTAAGACCTTCCAGGCATCCCAAAGCAAGCAGCTGATGAGTGAGGCACTCCTGGCTGAAGGTCTGATGCCAGATCCACCCAGGCTTAAAAGGCTGCGCGTCCAGGCTGTCCGCTATGGCCTGCTGTCCTATGATGCGCGCAGAAATGCCTGGATTGTAGTGGCTAAGGGCTAATTTCTGACCTAATAACCCCAATATAAACAAAAAATCTGCTTATCCTATGGCTTCCAATCCCCAAAAGAGGCGAGTGCAGCAGCAATTACAGCAGCTGAGAGATGGCAGGCCAGAGGAAGCTGTGTTTGATGCCTGGTTTGATAGCTTACCCTTGGAGCAGCAGAAGGAGCTAAGAAGCCAGATGCCCCCGATCATCCCCTATCGAGAGATGCCAATGCCAAGGCACAGCTTCCTGGTCTATGACAATGATACAAAATTTGCATCAGCAGATCCCAGGCACAAAGATGAGCCAGCTGAGTTTGATGGGTGGGTGACTAGGGAGCGCGTGGGTGAGATCATCAGTGATGTGCTGGCAATGATGGGCGCATCATCAGATAAAAATGTTCAAACTCATTTCGATATGGTGAAAATAATCCTGCAGACAAGTGATGCCCCTACACAAAACGATCTTGCAAGAAGGCTTGGCCTTACCAAGCAGGCCATTTCAGTGCGAGTGCTGAAGCTTGCAGCCCACGCTGGCCAGATCGCACCAGGATTGCTTTCCAGGATGAGACAATCCCAGGCTGCAGCTGATGATAATAATCTAAATGATTTTTCTGATGGTTATATGACCAAAGGGGTGCATAAGAAATCTATTAATCCCCCCCCTGTGAGGCGTGGGGCATCCACCACCGCCAAAAAACACGGGTTTTCATCAAAAGGCGGTCAGGAAACGCACCAGGCTTAAATCAGCCAATCATTTACCATCAATATTATGACGCAAAGGGAATTGGCCAAGCAGCTTGATCTATCAATTGGCTATGTCAGCAAGCTGTGCCAGGAAGGGATGCCCAAGGATCTGGTGCAGGCCAGGGATTGGCTGAAGGCGCGCAAGGCAGGCAGGCTGCGTAAGCTACCAGCCCCACCACCCAAGCCAGCTGCTGCTCAGCTCAGCCCTGTTCAGCTGCAGGCAGTGACAGCCCTGGCCAATGGCTCACTTGATTATGCCCTGGCTCAGCACATCCTCATCATTGATCTGGCGCGTGATGCACTGATGGCAGCAATATCTGGAAACGATCCTGCCCAGGCCAAGCTGCAGACAGCATACAATGGCAGCTTGAAGGGGCTGGTGTTTCTACAGGATAAGGAGAAGGCCAGGGCAGTGGAAGCCAGGGAGCTGATCAAGCTGAGTGAAGCCCAAGCCTTCATTGCCAAGTGGACGGCCAAGGTGGTGCAGAAGCTAGACAAGCTTCCCCTTGAATGTGCTGAGGGATGCAATCCTGACAGACCTGAAACGGCCATTAAATCCCTTACCAAGTGGGCAATTGAAGTGCGCAGTGATCTGGCAAAGGAAACCCTATGACCAGCCAGGAAGCCAGGCTGCTGGCCACAGCACAGGATACCATCAGGCCAAGCTTCACAGGTGATGTGGTGCAGTGGGTGGAAGATAATGTGAATGATGTGCCTGACTCAATGATAAGGGGAAAGCTCAGCCTGAAGCGCACACCCTGGCTGGCTGAGGCACTGCGCATCCTCACTGATCCTGAGACAAAGCTGGGTGTGGTGATAGCTGCAACGCAGTCAGGCAAATCCCTGCTGCAAAGATTGTATGCGCTGTGGCAGATTGTAAATGCCCCCGCACCTTTTATGATGCTGCAGCCCACAGATCCAGAAGCCAAAGATTTCTTCATCAGGTATGTGCGCCCACTGATTAATCAATGCCCACCAGCCAAGGCACTCCTGTCTGATGGGGATAATGATAAAAGCACAGTGGCCGATTTCACCAATGGTGTAACCCTGTATTGCAGGGGTGCTTGGAATGAGGGAAATCTGCAACGCCTTTCCCTGCGCACAGTGATTATGGATGAAGCCTGGATGTATCCCAGGGGGCATATCCTGGAAGCTTCAGCGCGCACCCAGGCTTTCAGCTGGATGGGTAGGGTGCTGGCCTTTGGCCAGGCTGGTAATAAGGGTGATGAATTCCACAGCTTGTATGACAGCACTGATCAAAGGGTGTGGCACTTTGCCTGCCCCAGCTGCAGCAAGCTTCAGCCCTGGCTGTGGGAGTTTATTCGCTTCCCTGAAGAAGCTAAGGTGGGTGGTATGTGGGATACCAAGCTGGTGGAAGTGGGCACTACATATGAATGCGCGCACTGCCAGGTCAGGCTGAAGGATACCCCAGGGGTAAGGGCTGAAGCCAATAACCCTGAAAGGGGTGCAGGCTTCAAGGCCACCAGCACAGGCAGTAGCTGGGGCAATGTTGGCCTGCATTGGAATTGCCTGATTAATTCATCCTGGGGCAAGGAAGCTGTGAGAATGCTCAAGGCCAAAGAGAGTGCAGACCTGTATGGGGATGAGTCTGGGCGCAGGGTGTGGAAGCAAAAGAGATTGGCACTGCCCTGGTCAGAAGATGGTGGCGAGATTGCAAGCCAGGCCAAGGCTGGTGATTATTCCCTGGGTGATGATTGGGATATGGAAGCTAAGATTACACCTGAAGCCAGGGTGGTGGATATCCACAGCAGCAATATCCCTGATGGCTCAGTGCCATTCCGCACCCTTTCCATAGATGTGCAGCGGGGCTTCTTCTGGGCTGAGGTAAGGAGCTGGAGCAAGACAGGCCACAGCAGGCTGCGCTGGTTTGGCAAGGTGGACACCTGGCAACAGCTTGATGATCTGGCTAAACTCCACCAGGTAAACAAAGCCCTGGCTGGTGTTGACTCAGGAGATCAGACGCAAGAGGTCTATGCCCAATGTGCAGCCAGGGGATGGAAGGCACTGAGAGGAAGTGGCCAGGCTGATTTCACTGTGCAGGATATGGGCACTAAAACCACCAAACGATTTTATTCCGACAAGCAGCTGATCTTTGTGCCAGGCCAGGCGCGCAGATGTGAAATGATTGTGTGGAGCAATCTGGCCACTAAGGATCTCCTGGCTGGATTGCAGAAACGCAGGCTGCATACCTATGCAAGAAATGTGCCTGATGATTATGTGGCACAGCTCACAGCTGAAGTGAGGGTGAAGGATAGCAGATCAGGCAAAGCCCATTGGATTATGCCAGCTGGAAAGACAGCAGGCAATCACGCCTGGGATTGTGCCTGTATGGGTGTGATCCTGGCTGTGCGCTGGGGCATCATTGGCAGGGATGTGTCTGAAGAAGAAAGGCCAGGCGCGCAGCCTGAAGGTGGATTGACACAGGCCACTGATGGGGCAGGATAAGGCAAGTGCTTGCTGGTCTGTGCAAAGCAATCGGGTGGGATCATTGTAATGTGGGGCAGGCCAGCAAGCACCCCCATTGACCTTTGGTGCAATTTCAAATGGCTTCTTCAGGGATTTTTATTGGGCTTCCTGTTCTCACTCTTGTGGCAATCCGTGATGCTGCCCTGGTGGAATTAACCACAGGGGTGATCACCACAAGCTACAGTGACAGTGGCACAAGTGTTAGCAAGGCCATCACAATGCCTGCCAAGGAGCGTTTCAGTGAAGCCTGCTTTGCCCTATCAGCTGCGGACAGTGACACCTATGGTGAGCGCACCACTGTTATCAAATCCAATTGGCAAAATCTGGAAGATTAATTTATGGCTAAACGCAAAACCACACAGCCTACCATCCAGGGTGATGGTGCTAAACCTAAGCACCTGGCTGGCTCAGCTCAATTCACCAGCATCCAGGCCAGCACCAATCGTGCTGCAATCTATGGCACAGCTGTAGATTTCTCAGTGGATTACACAGCCAATGATAGGCTGGAGATGATTAAACGCCTGAGGTATGGTGAGCGCAATTGTGGCCTGGTGCGCCAGATCCTGGGTGATTATGTGACCTATGTGTGTGGGGCAGATGGCATCACCATCCAATGCCACAGTGCAGATGGGGATAAGGCTGCGATTTATGAAGAAGCTTTTGCTGAAGCAGCCAAGCAGCTGGATCTGTCAGGGCGATTTTCCTGGGTAGATCTGCAACGCCTGCCCCTTAGGGGCGCGCTGCGTGATGGTGACAGCTTTGGCATCCTGACCACAGATGAGCTTGGCAATCCCAAGATCCAGCTGGTGGAAGGGCATAAGGTAGGCAACCCTGAGGGAGTGCCTGTGCCTGAAGGGATGATTGATGGTGTGCGCTTTGACAGTGTTGGCAGAATTGTATCTTACAATTTTCTGCAGCCCAATAAGGTCAGCAGGGAGATCCCTGCCAATTCTGTGATGCACATCTGTGAGCAGGATTATTCATCTGGCGCGCGGGGGCTTCCCCTGCTTCAACACAGCTGGGCAGATATTCAATCGGAGGATGAGCTACTCAAATTGGAAATGCTCGCTGTCCGCAATGACTCCGATTTCACAAGGGTGTTGCACAAGCAAGGTGGCTTTGTCGCAGGCCAGCTTAAGGATGAGATGGGCACAAGTGGCAGCAATGGTGAAACCCTGGCCAGAAAGCTAGGGGGCAAGCTGGCTGTGCTTGAGCCAGGTGAAAGCCTTGGCAGCTTAGAAAGCAAACGGCCAAATGGAAATTTCGTTTCTTTCCTTAAGGCCATCCAATCTGATATCAGCAGGGGATCTATCCCCTATGAATTCATTAACCCTTCTGAAGCAGGGGGCGCAGCACTGAGATTAATTGCTGCCAAAAGTGACAGGGTATTTTCCCGCTGGCAGACCATCCTGATTGAGCGTTTTATCATCCCTATTTATAGGTATGTGATTGGCACTAAGATTGCCAATGGTGAGCTGCCTGACAGCCCCGATTGGTGGAAGGTCAGCTGCACTACACCTAAACGCCTTACCATTGATGCTGGCCGTGATGCTGCCCAGGATCGTGCTGATGTGGAGCTGGGGCTGCTTTCTATGTCTGAGCTTTATGCCCAGCGCGGATTGGATCTGCGCACTGAGATGGTGAAGCGCGCCAAGGATTTCAAATTTATCAAGGAGCTGGCTGAAGCTGAAGGCTTGCCACTTTGGATGCTATACAAGCCAGGCTTCAATTGGCTGCAAGATGGCCAGGGCAAACCTACTGCCACTGAATTCCAGATTGCCCAGGCTGATGGCAGCCTGCCTTCTCCTGATCAGCCTGCCTAACTTTAAACCCTATGCGCTCACTTATCAAAGCAATCAATGGTCAACGCCCCTTCCTGGTAGATTACCAGGTTGCACAGCAGCACCTGGCCATAGTCCAAAAGCAGGGCTTTACTGATCTCCTATCCAAATTTTTTGGTGAAGCTCCTAAGCCTTACCAGGTAGGCAGCACATTTATCATCCCTATCCAGGGTATGATTGGCAAGGGGCTAAGCCCACTTGAAGGCATTGGTGCTACTGATGTGGAAACAGTGGATGATTGGATTGACCAGGGTATGGCATCTGATGCCAAGCGCATCCTGTTCAATATCAATTCAGATGGTGGCACGATTGATGGGGTGGAGGAATTGGCCAATAAGATCAGGGGGCTTGGGAAGGAAACAATTGCTTACACATCTGGCTCAATGAATTCCGCTGCCTATTGGATCGGAAGTGCCAGCACGCGCCTGGTGGCATCCAGCTCAGCTTCTGTAGGGAGCGTGGGTGTGTATGCTGTGGTAACAGATGTATCTGAGCAAGCCAAGGCAATGGGCATCAATGTCCGCATCTATCGATCTGATGAGCTTAAGGGCATTGGTGTCCCTGGCCTGCCAATCACTGAAGCCCAGGATGCCTATCTGCAGAAATCCGTGATGGATGCTGCCAACAGCTTTAAGGCTTCCGTGAAGATGAAGCGCACAATGGTGGCTGATGCTGATCTAAATGGTGGCACAATGTCTGGCAAAGAAGCTGCAGCAAAGGGCTTGGTGACAGGTCTGGCCGACAGCTTGAAGATCCTGCTTGGCCAGCTGGAAGGCACAGCCAGCCAGGGTATCCAGGCCAAAGCTTTCAAGAAGTGATTTGACCATTGGTGCATTAATAAGATGGCCACAGAAATTACATCCTCCACCCCTGAAGAAATGGTTGCTCAGCTCAATGCCAGCCTTGGCACTGCCCAGGCTGAACACTCTGAGCTGAAGAAGGCTTTTGAAGCCTTAGCAGCTGAGAAGATGGCCAGCACTGAAGCCATCAAGCTTGAGGCCACTGAAGCCCAAAAGAAGCTGGCTGATGCGGAAAGCATCATTGCCATCCTCACAGGTGAGAAGGATACCCTGGCCAAGCAGCTTGCTGAAGCCCAGGCCAATCAGATCACAGCCAGCAAGGAAGCTGCCAAGGTGGTAGCTTCCCTGGGTGTTAAGCCTGTGGCCAATTCCCCAGCTACTGACGCGCTGGCTGAAGCCCAGGATGCCAAGCAGATCTTTGCATCCTTTATGGCAATGAAGCCTGGTGCTGAGCGCCAAGCCTTCTTCCAAAAGCACAAGAGCATCATTGCTCCTGGCTTCT